TAATTTACAATACAATATTATAAATTAGATAAATTATAATCCATTATCAATGCTTTTTTAACAATATATTCTGGATTAGATAAACCTAATTTAGTTTCTCTTTTAACCTGATTATATAATTTGATTAAGTGTAGAATATAGAACCTATCCAATTTTGGCTTGGCTTGGTTTATTCGGTGCATTTTATCCCTCCATTTTTTTGGTGCGAATTTTTCGCACTCGACATCTAAAGTATAGCACATCAAAACTCCGACGACGAATTTTGCTCCTCCGACGATAGAAAACGCTTACAATTCGGCAAGGGTTTTTTTCACTTTCCGACGACAAAAAAGTTTTTAGGCTTATTTCTTACGCTTCAAACCTTTTCCCGAACAAACCCCGAACAAACCCAATAAAAAACCTTGCGTAATTGCCCCAAATTTCCACGCAAACCGAAAAGGCATAGCCTAACCCACCTTTTGCGAAATCTTGCAAAATTGAAGGGCAAAACCCACTAAAAACGGGCATTTTTGAACGATATCCGATATCCGAATTGACTAGTTTTTTGAGCTTACCGAATTCAATCCGAATTGACTAGTCAAACAAGCTTGGCAAGGCAATAAGCTTGACTTGACAATACTCTTGACTTAATAACTCTATTTACAAGCTTATCAATATTTACAATAACTAGTATACATCAATTAATTATATTACTACATATAATCAGGATAAATAATCATAAGTAATTGAAATACATATACTTATACTACTATGAAATATTAAAACCCCCCTGCCACCCCGCCACTGTTACGGTAATCAAGAAATATTTACGTCACCCTCCAGCAAGTCCACTTTCATAAACCCTTGTAGCACAACGAGTTGCGTAATTATGGCGTGTGTGTCCTAAATCATTGTGCCCCACCCCCTTGACAAGATGGTCATTTATGTGGTATACTATATAATGTCTTAATATAAATACAATTGTTGATAATATGAAACATAAATGGACTAGTAAACATACTAGGATTCTTAGGATGTGTGTAGATGAAGTACCTACCAAAGAGATAGCTGAGAAAGTTGGGCTCTCTCAGCGCAGTATCGAAGTCATCATGAACTGGCCTGAGTTCATACAGAAAAGGTATGAGGTAAATGAACAAGGAATCAACGCAGCAAAGGCCATATTCACTAACAACGTGACGTCAGCAGCGAAGCAAATAGTGAAGATGATGAAGGAAGGTAAGGGCAAAGACCGTCTGAAGTTCGACGCAGCCAAAGAAATCATCTACCAGTGTGGTGGAGTGCCGAAGGCCGTTATAGAAACCATCACACGCGAGTACTCTACCGAGGAGATCCAGTCGTCCGTCAGCGCAGTCCGCGAAGTTGAGAACATCGTGAACCGTCTATCCGTGAAGAAGAGTGATTTCTTGCTTGAGAAAGTACCACAAGAGCCCGTAAATGAGCCTACCAACCAAGCTTCATAAGGAGCAAGCCGCACTCGACAGGCGTTTATGCCAACGAAGCCTGTATTATCTATGCAAAGAAGTACTTGGATATCGTGATTTAGTGCCTCATGTACATGGGGATTTGTGTTACTTTGCCACGGAACCCGAGTTTGGGCGTTTCCGCCAGGCAACCATGCCTCGTTCATGGTTCAAAACATGGGTTTGGACTATAGGCAAGTCCATTTGGCTCACTTTACCCGATGAAGAAGGCTTGTATGCCTCAATTTACCCCCACAAGGGCCCCAATATCCGTATTCTAATCGCTTCGAACGTCATCGATAACGCTGCAAAGATGATCTTTAAGATAAAACAGGAGTGGATGAACAATGACAGGCTCAAAGCAGCCTTCCCTGAGCTCATTCCTGACTTCAACAAGACTCGTTGGAGCGACCACGTAGCAGAAGTCAAGCGCACCTTAAAGGCAACTGAAGGCACATACACAGCAGTTGGTGCAGGAGGCTCCGTAATCTCCCAGCATTTCGACCATCTTAACATGGATGACTTGGTTTATGCCAAAAAGGACGACTTTACTGGCCAAGACCTCATGCCTTCACAAGAAGACATCGATAACGCAATAGGATGGCACAAATTATCATATTCCCTGCTTGCAAATCCCAAAACCAGCACCATAGATGTCATAGGAACACGCTGGGCACCACAAGACCACATAGATTATATCCGTAGATTTGAACCACAATACAAATGTTTCGAGATTGCTGCGACAAAAGGGGCTGCTTGGCCTGTTCTTGACAGTTCCTTGTGCGTTTGGCCAGAAAGATACGATAAAACCACGCTTGAAGAGATTTGTGCCACACAAGGGCCCCGCATTTTCGAAACCCAGTACCTTAATAGACCACGTGCTGCCATAGATATCGTGTTTCATAAGGAATATGTGCATCAACATGATTCACTTGATGATTTCCCTGCGCAGATGGAATACAAAACCGTTGTTGACCTTGCTGGTTGGGGCGACTCAAAAGGTTCAGCACGTAACGTCGTTTTGACAGCGGGTATGGACCTTAAACACCACATTTGGGTCGCTCGGCTAGATGTAGGCCGCATGAATCCCACAGAAGTCATTGACACTTATAAGGCTCACTCACGCCAATTTAACTCACGCATATATATAGAGGAAATACAGTATCAACGCGCCATAAGCCATTTCTCACGCGAGGAAATGGAACGCACAGGCGAGTGGTTTAACCAAGAACGCTTGCCTTATGATGGCAAAAAGGATGCAAAGGATTTGCGCATAAGGGCTTTGGAGCCTCTTGTGAAAAACGGTGGCCTCCACATCCTTACCTATATGAAGGCGCTCATGGAAGAACTTGAGTTTTATCCATCATCCCGCACAGTTGATATCCTTGACTGTTTGGGCTACATGCTCAAGATAGCCAAGCCTCAGGCAGTGGAGGTGAAGCCCGTTGAGTATAATCCATTTTTGGTTGAGACTATTGAGAAGGAACTCAAGTCTCGCGCTAGTAATCTTGTTAGTTATCCTTTTGATTATCAGCTTAGTGCTTGGAGGAACGAAGGCTATGCCAAATGACTTTATACCAGAAACAATGCGCCGTATAGGTGCTTTGGTTCGTCCTGTAGGTGACACACTTTCCAATTTCATAGCCCCAGAAGCTCAAGCTTCCCCTGAAGTAGCAAAGGCAGCACGCAAGTATCTAGGAAAGGGCGAAGTTGGCGCTAACAACGCTGGGCCATTTGTCGAAAGCCTAGGTGGTAAACCAGGAGACCCGTGGTGTTCTTATTTCGTATCACGCGTAGCAAAGGATGTAGGAGAAGACGTGTGGGGGCGCTTACCAAGTGCTCTTAGTTGGTATAAAAATGCCCAGAAAAGCGGTATGACAGTCGAGACACCTCAGATGGGCGATATTATGGTATTTACACGAGGAAAGAAAGGAAGCGGCAAAGGCCATGTTGGTATTATTGATAGTGTTACTGACGATACTATTACTACCATCGAAGGCAACGTAGGATCATATCCAGCTACTGTGAAGAGGATAACATATAATCGTAATAACATACCCAATTTTGTTGGGTTTGTGAGAACACCCGCACAAAAGCAGTAAGGAGGAATTATGCCAGCAACACTAGAAAGGGCACTCAAATCAGCCGCTAGGAAGAAACATCTCGGCAAGGAACGCACGGGCGCATACGTGTACGGAACCATGCGTAAAATGGGTTGGAAGCCTGATAATAAGTCACGTGTCCGAGCCCTCATAACTACAAAGAAGGATAAATAATATGGAAGCTGAACGTTCTCTGCAATGGTATAAAGACGCCGTGATGAATGGGTTAAAATTCCAAATCAAGATAGCCCATTCTAACATGTGGAACCAATACAAGGCTTATTACCGCCATGAGTTCCCAGCAAAGATTCTGCCTGTGAACATGGTATTCTCGATCCTTCGTTCCCTCGTACCTCAAGTCTATTTCCGCAACCCTGCTGTCGCTGTTACTGCAATGAAGCCAGGCCTCGAGTACGAATTACACGCCCGACTCGTTGAAGACATAGACAACTGGCTCCTGCGCGAGTTAGTCGTAAAGTACCAGATAAAGAAGATGATTAACGACGCATTCCTTTGTGGCATCGGCAACGGTTTCATCGGGTACGACTCAGAATACGGGTATTCCCCCAAGAACACGCTTGACGAAACTGGTGCTGCGTCACTTACACAATTTGATAAAAAGGGCGGGCGTATCGAATATAATACTTCTGTATCGGCTGGCATGCCATGGTTCCTGCGTGCACGCCCAGAAGACACGGTTTACCCGTGGGGATGCGAGTCCGCCCTGAATGCAGAGTGGGTAGCACTTCGCGTATTCCGCCCATTGAAAGATATAAAGGCCGACCCCAAATACAAGAACACCAAAGATTTGAAAGGCTCATTTGTCCAGCGCAGGACCACCCCCGCTGGTGGCACACGTGGCGATGAACACGAGGATCAGAAAGACCACGAGTGGGTTGAACTGTGGCAACTGCGTGATTCCAAGACCCGTGAGATCATAGCTTTCACAATGGACCACGACGACTTTCTGCGCAAAGACCCCGACGAGCTTCAGATAGAGGGACTCCCCGTCGAGACTCTCGTCTTTAATCCAGACCCTGATTACATCTATGGTATTCCCGACACACGCATCATCGAGCCCCAGTTGCTTGAGTTGAACGAAATACGCACCCAGGCCATGATGCACCGTCGTGTCGATATCCTTAAGTTCTTATATAAGAGAGGCGCGATAAAGCCCGAACAACTCGATAAACTCTTGAGCGAACAAGTTCAAGCAGGTGTTGAGATTGAGGCCGATGCCTCCCTCAAAGATTCTATTATGCCTCTTACTCCTGGCGCATCTGGTATCCTTGCTGACATGGAACGCGCGGGTGAAGTCGTCCGTCAAGACGTCCGTGAAATGGTCGGCTTCTCCCGTTCTTCCACTGGCGAGTATATGGGCAAGACCCACATCACCAAAGCTGAGACCGATGTCGTGCAATGGGCAAACCAGATTCGTGTGGATGAGAGACGTGATTTAGTAGCAGACTTACTTATGAACATCGTGCGCCGTTTCAACCAAATGATATTCACACACTGGACTCAACCAATGGTGCGTTCAGTCATCGGACCCGATGGCGCTAAGTACTGGATAAAGTTTAACCCGTCCGAGATAAAAGGCGAATACTCTTACAAGATAGACCCGACTAATGCAATACCCGTAGACCAGCGTACCAAACGTCAAGATGCTGTAGAAATGGCCAAGGCATACGCTGAAATGAACGCAGGCCAAATTGCAGCAGGTGTCCCGATTCCACCAGAAATCCAGCGTTACTTCTTCTCCCAGTATGATGGCATAAACGTGGACAGGCTCTTGGCTCAAATGGCACAAGGCGGAAACATGATGGCTCAAATGAACATGGCAAAGATGGGTGGTTCACCCGAATCTCCAGCATCCCCTGCACAAGCAGCTGGCATGATAGCACAGAATAAAGGAATGCAATGATTAGTGTAGAATATCTAGCTGGATTCTTTGACGGTGAAGGTTGTATTGGTATATATCGCAGAAAAGGTAGGTATTTATCGTACCGTTTTATAGTGCAAGTTACAAGTTCCAATAAAGACGCTGTAGGTAAATTTGTAGAGTTCTTTCACATAGGACATGTTAAAAAGCAGATACGTAGGTATAGACAACACGCTATATGCTGGAAATGGGAGGTTGTATCTAATCAAGCACTTCTAGTTCTGGAACATTTGGAGCCTTATTTGGTAATTAAGAAAGCAGAAGCTACACTTGCTATAGACTTCCAAAGAAACGTGCAGAAGTCACATTATCGCAATACCAGTAAGGAATATAGAGAAGATGTTGTAGGACGAATGAAGACCCTTAAACAGAGTTATAAATCATGGCTAAACTAGACTTAATTGACGATCCTAGAGTTAGAGATAATTATAAAGCTACTAAAGTGCAGGGTATGCGAAAGTGTGTAGCTCTTATTTGTCCTATTCATGGTTTTGTTAAAGGTGAGTTTTGCGACGAATGTTCCAAAGAAGCCAAGACTTCTACCATAAATATTCACACGCATGACTGGGTTAAGGGTTGGTGGGATCATATAGACCGAGAACCCATTTACATAGAAAGCAAAGAACATCTAAGACGCGAATGTGAGAAACGAGGCCTCATGGCACGTGCTCTCATGAAACCCAAAAGCCAGGGTCATGGCTTTGAACATAGGAGGTAGTAATGAGCGAGGAAAATGCTGCAATTGTACAAGAATTACCAAGCCTGCGCGTCATCATTAACGAAGCAGGCCC